ACGCCGTAGGACCGCGGGCTGCTGGTCCTTGACGTCGTCAGTCTGCGCTTGTGGCGCAGGCTCAGGGTAGCAGCCGATCAGCCGCTTCGAGCCAGCGCGCAAGTCGGCGAGCTGGTACGATGCGAGAGGCAGCGGTATAGAAGTCGGCTGAGCCTGACCCATCTACGCCACTAGCGAATACAGATGCGCAAAAAAACCTAATGAAATCAACACTACGAGCCAGTTTGGGCCACCCCACGGACCGCCTTGCGGGCGCGAAAGTTCTCCGAGATCGCACTCGGTGTATCGCAGATACCGCTTCGTAAGCCGGCGCATCGCCTGGAAAATCAGGGCGCCTAGATCGAACCCGTTGATTGGATCCGGTGAGGGTGGGATCGTGACGCCGTAGCGCACAGAGATCCACCCAGCCAGCGCGTACTTCACGTCGGCAATGTCTTCGTCTTTGAGAGGCGCAATGCTGTTCAGCTGCGCAATCGTCTGCGGGTACCAGCCAATGTTCCCCCAACCGTCGCGCATCTGCGTCAGAAGGTTGTCGTTGAGGATCGTCATCCCGTTGGCGGACTGCGTGGGCGTAGGTTGCCGCCCCTCGCGTACGACGCCAAGAATCTGGAAAGACTCGGTGATGATCTGCTGATTGGTCTGAGCCACGTCGCCTCTCGTTAAAAATTTGAATCGGTCTCTCCCGAAATGTCACGTCTACTTATAAATGGGTGGACGTTCACCACAAGCGCCTACTGGGTGAGGGCAGCGGCGCTATTTCTTCTTATTGCACTCGCAGCCAAGTACGGGGATTCACAGCCGCACCCGACGCCGGCTGGAAGCCGTTGAGGGTGTAGCGGTACTTGACGGACGTGGTCACTAACGGGGCCTGCGTAACTGCCGGGAAAGTCGCCGGTGTAGCTCCACCGACGATTACGTCGCCAGTGTTCGCATTGATAGCCGTAATCGTGATGATGTTAGCAGACACGTTCGTGATCTCTGCCCAAGCACCGTCCACTGGGTTCAGCGGAAGGTTGACCGTGACAGAAATTGCACCGGCCGGGTTCAGAACCAGCACAGCCGTCTGCATGGTGATCGTCGAACCTGTTACGAGGGTTGCACCCGCGTAGAAGTCAAACGGAACGCCAACCACATCGCCGTGCCCATAACCAACTTGATAGTTACTCATTTTCTATATTCCTATGGGTTAGGCAGCCGACGCGACTTCGATGTTCCGCACAGCCAGCTCGGGATAAGCGAGCACTGCGCCGACAATCGAATCGAGACGAGCCGGGAGCACGTCGTTAGACGGATCCCACTGTTGCGCGAAGCGGATGTTGTACCCTTCGAACGCTTCCGCAGCCGTCATCTTGACGAGGGGGCTGAGGTCGAGCATCGGGGGGTTCGCAAACACAATCGCGTCTCTGTACCAGCCGAGGGACTGCTTGATCAACGCACCGTTTAGGGACGTCAACGCAGCGGCACCGCTCTGACCGAAGACGCTGATGAGAGCGCCAGCAGCCGGGACATTGTCCACGTTCTGGTATGCGCCGCCGGTGATGATGCCGGGAGCGATGGGGATAGAAATCGCACCAGCGGTATCGCTGATGGTCGCGGTCACAACGAACTGCTTGGGACGGCCCAGGGACGCCTTCGTCTCGGGGTCAACTTCGTTCACGCCAGCGATAGAGATGACATCGCCCGCGTTCAGGGTGCTAACGCCCGCCTGCCAACCGTTGGTGTTCAACGTGAAGGTGGAGACGAACGCGTTGCCTGCGCCGGGGTTCGATTGACCTGCGCCGTTCACGGCGGGTGCGCCGGTCGTGCCGAAGGTTCCAATGACGTGCGTCGGGAGCTTCGTGTTACGGAAGCAGACGTAGCCAGCGGCCTTGTCAGCGATCACGCCTTCCAACCACTGGTCGGAGATGACAGACTCAGGATTGAACAATCCCTTGTTGTCACGGACGAAGTAGCGGGAGGTTTGCGGGGTCGCGGTGAAGGTGCGACGGTCATCTTCAGGGGCCAGGGCTTCCGTCAGATACTGCTCGTTCTGCAGCAATTGATCGTAGGTTGCCGTGGTGTTGAAGGCGCCCGTGAACTTCGGGACGTTGTTGACTTGACCCGTGGTGAAGTTCTCGATGCCGGCCGCCAGACGCGCCATAGCAGGTTCGAGCACTTGCTCTTCGAAGTTGTTCAGCAACATCGCGCGCTCTACCGAGGTAAAGTTGATGTCAACGCCGAGCTGCTGGTTGACCAACAGGGTAGCGAAGCGCTGGACAGAGTTCTGCGCATTCATCTGCGGACCAGTACGGAGGGTGTACTGGAACGGGAGACGGATCGAGAGCTGTTGACCCAAGATGACCCCGTTGATGGGGCCGGGCAGCAAGCTCTGGTAGTCACGGTTTGTACGGCCCGTGAAGTTGCTCTTGGCGTGCAACAAGACAAGTGCCTTGCGTGCGACCCATTGAGCGGTGATTAGTGAATTGGCCATTTATTTCCTTTCCGACTTTTTTCTAGTTCAGCCCACGCATCTTGCGATGCGTCTCGCGAGCTGACTGTTTGCTTCCCCTGTGCTGGCGCGCGAACTCATCCATCGACATATTTGGGTCGACGATATCGCGTGCCTGTGCACGTCCGCCACCCTTAGTGGGGGTGGGAGGAGGAGGCGCCTTGGTGATGGACTTCTGTTGCCCTAGTTGCGCATTGGGCCTAGAGCTGCTCTGCCTGGATCCTGAAGCGGTTTCAGACTCGATTTTCGCGATCAGCTTCCCGATGGTGATGCACTGTTGGGCCGGTGTCTGCTTCGCGGTGCGAACCGCAAGCGCAGGGTCCTTCCCAAACTCGTACAGCAGTCGGGCAGTGTGCTCAGATTGAGCCACCGCGATACCGGCGTCCGGGCACAGCTGGTTAGCGGCCAGGACCGGATTCTCAGACACGACCTTTTTGTAATCGGGATGCGCCTTCGCAAACGTCTCGATTTTTGCCTCGACCTGCGAACGTCGCGTTGCCGCTTCATTTGCACCGGTCATCTCGCGAACGATTTCACGAGCGGCGATCTTGGCCTGAGTCTTGGACCACTTCTGCATCTTGGCGCGATACTTGTCGTTGTCGAAGGCGATATCCGCGTCGGCTAGGTCCGGCATCGGTTCGTCTTGTTCAACAGGAGGAGCGACAGCAGCGGCGGTCTGTGCAGCGGTGGGTTTACCGCCGGCCTTGATCCGCTCCAGCTCAGCTAAAGCATCCTTCAGCTGGCCCTGCATGTGCTTGCCAAATATCTTCGTACCTTCGAGCAGATCATTCAGCTCTACTATGCGTTCCTCAGCAGATCCTTTCTTCGGGGCCGGCCGAGCGGGTGACGCCTCTACGTCATCTGCTTCGCCAGTCAAATCCGTGTTGGGGTCTGTTTCATCGCTGAGTTCGACGGATGCGGTGGACGAACCCGCGTCTGCGTCCGAAGTCCCCTCACCCGAATCGGTCGGGTCGCCGAGTGTCCCATCTTCGTCGACGACGGGGGCGTCTTCATCGACTGACGGATCCGAGGCCGCTGCTGCGGCACTGCCTCCCGGAGTGGCATCAACTTTGCCCGCGGCGACCTCGGCTACTGCGGCGGCGTCGGCGGCACGGGCGGGTGTGGCGCCGCGGAACGGATTGACCTTGTCGTCAACCTGCTTCTGCGTTTGCTTTTCGTAATTCTCCAAATCGGCGCGTGAAAAAGACATATAGATCTCCTATTTACACGGCATGCGCTGCCGCGAGGCGGTTCTCACACAGATCAGAAACTAAGCAGCCTTTTTGGGCTTCTTCGGTTTAGCAGCGGCCAGCGCCTTCGCGGCGGCGACCTTCTGCTCGTTCAACTCCTGTTGGTGCTTCATCGTCAGCGCGTGCTTATGGTGCATGCGGTTCATCTCTGCATCGTGCGCGGCGTTGTCGCGCTGCAGCTGCAGCTCGTGCTGTTGCTGGGTACGCTGCGCGTCGGCGGCGGCGTTGACGTGCGTCAGGACGTGGTCCTGGACGTGCTGCTGGCGCGTATGCTCCAGGTCCTGCATGTTGTTGACGTGCTTGGCGGCCAGGTCCATCTGCGCGGACTGCGCGTCATTCTGCTGGTCCTTCGCGTCCGCCCCGATCTCGTGCGCCAGCTTGATGTTAGCCAGATGCTTGCCGGCCGTGATGTACGAAATCTTCTGCTGCTCCATCGGGCCTGTCTGAGCGCGAGACTTCGCGATCTCAGCGTCCGCACCCATCTTGGCGGTCTTGCTCTGCAGCAGCTGCATATTGAGCTGCTGCTCCTGCTCCTGCATCTGCTGCTGCGCGTTCTTCTGCGCGCCGACGCCTGCCGCCTTCTCCTTCTCGGTCGGCTGGACGATGCCCTGCTGAATCAGCGGGATCCGTAGACGGTTCGCCATCTCTTGTGCGTCCGGCGAGTCGATGTTCTTCGCGATCAGGTCGCTGATCATCGGCGCATTCTGCGGCATCGCCTCGGCGAACGAGATCAACGTATCGAGCGCTTCCTGACGGGCGGACTGGAAGCTCGGGCCGATGGTGACCTCGACGTCATACGAGCCCTTTGACAGGTCGTTCACGATGTCTCCGGTCAGCTCGTGTTCTTTGTTTATCTCGACCATCTTCTCTATACCGTCGTGACCGATAATGCGCTCTACACGCGCCGAGTCATAGACGGTTGGGATCATGTCTACGAACATCTCCCAGGTGAGCTGCAGCGCGGAGCTGAAGCCGTCAATAAACTCGAAACTACCCAGGTCGGAGCGCTTCGTGTGCTGTACGAGCGCCTTCCCTGAGACGCGGTTCATGTCTTCCGAGTTACCGAGCGCCGGGTCAAAGTACCCGATGGTCGCCTGAATATCTTGGATCGACATCTGCGCGAGTGCCATAGCGCCTTGCGGTAGGTCGAGGGGCGGCGTACGGAAGGGCATGCCGCCCTCCGCGTTCTTGTCGACGTTGTAGGGCAGGTACGGGCGGGAGGCGACGTTTGCCTGGTTCCACTCGTTCTCGTAGCCCTTGATCATCGCCTCAGTGACGAGGTATGGCGCCTTCGGCAGGAGTGCGCTGCGCTCGATCATGTCCGAGGCGCGGGAGTTGTAGCTACGCTGCGCGTCCTTGGAGTGACGAATCAGCGACTGGAACTTCTTTCTGCCTTCGATGTTTATGTAGCGTCCGGGGCAGCGCACGACCGGGATCCGCTTCCAGTCGTAGTAGTACGGGCCTTCGAGGATCGTCGAGCCATCAATCTTAGCCCACATGACCTGCCACTTCACGGTCTTGCGGATCATCGGCTTGCCGGTCTTCTTATTCGTGGCGACGCGGGTGACGCCGCTCTTCTCGAACGTCAGGCCCTTCTCTTCGAGGTGCGCCTCGGTTGCCCGTAAATCGGCGTCATACTCACGTACGGTGCCGTCGGTCATCTTGGCGATAGTCTTTTCACGCGGCACGCGCTCGAAGTATTCGGCGATACGGACCTCTTTGTCGGTGAACCAGCCGTAGCTGTCACGCGAGACATTGAAACTGTTCATATTGCCGTCTGGATATAAAGCCTCGTATATCTCATCGGATATACGCTCTGCCACGATGCAGCGGTTTGCGTCTGCCGCACACGCGTCGGCGCACTGCGGATCCCACACCACCGTCTGAGGATTCGAGATGTTTATCACGCGCAAGACCTGATCGAAGGCGCCTTCGTCGTCGTCCTGCATGTACGTCGGCATTATGCGCCACGCGCCGAAGCCGCCGGCAACGGCGAACTTGAACTGCTCTTTATAGATCTGATCCGCTCGGCTGCACTGCTCTATGGAGCGGCACAGGCCGGCGAAGATGTCCGAGATCGCTTCGCTCGCGCCATCTGAGGCAGGACGAACCTTTCCAGCAGGGCGCGTCTGGCGCATGTCGGCGACAACCATGTTCACCGGCTGTAAGCACCTGTTGAAGGTGTAGCAGGGCTTGCCGCGTCTGTTCTGCAATACTACTGGATCCCATTGCCCCATAGCCTCTGCGTTGTAGATGAAGTTCAGATCTTCCGAGTGCATGCGCCGGTTCTCTTCCCACGCGCCGACGCCTTCGTCGTAGAAGTTGCGGATACGCGAAAGCAGCGCGCCTTCGTCCTTGATGTCGAAGCCGGGCGAGTCAGGAAGACGGCCGCGCTGCCCCGGCACGTCCCCTATCAGATCCCAGTTGTCGCCGGCGTTACCGCTCATTACAGGGACGCCTCACATGATCTACATACAGGGACACGCCTTCGTCCATACGAACCTCTGGCAGGGAGAGATCGACCGCAATGCGTAAGATCACCCTCTACTGGGTTACGTTTCGATATAGATCGCACCATGTGCGCAACCCTCCCAAACTGGCACCACCAGAAGCGCTTCATGTCGGACATTCGTCCAATATCGCCCGCTGACCGTCGCCGACGAACGCTCCGCCGTGCGTGTTGGCTGGAATGTACTGGGGTGCGCCGTCGTTCTTCCATTCGTGCACCGGCTTCTTGTCCTTGGTCTGTCGGCCGCTATCGGTCAGCTTCTGGTACTGGACGCGCACCTGGTTGCGGATCGCCCCGTTCTTGAAATTGAACGGTGCGACTTTGCCTTTGCGTTCGATGATCAGATTGTTCATGCCGGCGGTGACATGCACGGTGTACGTGCCCAGCTGCGCCTTTCGGCCATGCGAATCGACGCGACGAGGATCCTCATCCTGCTGGCAGTCTTCAACAATCTTGCCGTCCGAGGCCGGACGCTTCACGAAACGCCAGTCAACGGACTGCGTTGTCGCGCCCGTCAGGTCTTTACTCTCCACCTTGTGAGCCGCCTGCTGTCGCAGTCGGATGCCCTCTTCATGTACCAGCTTCAATGTGACGCTCATGTAGTCTCACCCCTTCGCACGCGTGCGATTAAAAATTTCACCATCTCATCGCATCGACCCTTCATGGAATCGATCATCCTGTTAAGGTCGGCGTGGTCCTTTTTGAATCCGTAGAAGCGCAGCTTCTTGCCGTCCACGTCAACCAACAAAAACACACCCTGCCGGCGGAAACCGAACTCCACCTGGTCTATCGGCATTACCCAGACCATACGCCACCGTGCGTTACCATGTTCGGATCCCAGGAAAACCACGGCATGCCGCCGTCGCTAGCCGGCGGAGCCTTCGCCACGTCAAATCCGCTCATGACGTTGTACCGTGTCGCATCCATAAGATGGTCGTTTTTCTTTATGATATTACCCTTCTCATCGCGACGGTACAGGCGCACCTCTTTGCGCCAGTTGTTAAGCGTGCTGAAGATCCGTAGCTGCTGCGTCGAGAGCATGTCCCACGTCTGTACGATGCCGGACACGACCGTGTTGTCTGCCTTGCTGACGTTCAGCCCAAGGCGGCGGTACGCGTCAATCAACAGCTCGCCGTCTGGGCCGCGCGCCTTCTGCGCCGCCGGGTCGATCACGCCGGGAATCCACTTACCGCGGCGGTTGATCGCCGCCGCATGTACGGCAGGATCCGCCTGGCCGCGGTAGTATTCGTCGTACGCCACCGCCGGGTACCGTTGGTTGCCGGCGGCGTCTTTGAATCCGTGGTCTATGTCCCAAGCGAACCAGACTACCGCGGTGCAGTTCCAGCCTGGATCCATGCCGTACGAGCACGGCCAATGCGCCGGCACGTCGAACGGATCGATCAGCATCACATCTTCGGGGATCGGGTAGATCGCTCCGGTGCCGTGACCTGGGATGCCTGACTTACGCGCCTGCAACTGCCATGACGGCACGCCAGCAAGAATCTTATTTCTTTCGGATTCGCTCAAATGTGGAACATCCGCCATATCAAGGAACACGCACGCTTTTGCCACGACTACGCCACCACAAAAGAGTTGCTCTTGCTGCTGTTTTCAGATTTAGAGAGCAGTCGCAAATTTTCTGGCACATGTAAGCCGCTAACCCGCAATCCTTGTAAGGGTGCGATGTGATCCACAGTCAATCCAGCTGCTGTGGCCTGATCGTAGATCGCTTGTATAGCATCTAAATCCGCCCAAGGCGCGGTGCGCTGAAGCAATATCGCTCGACGTTTAGCTTCATATGCGTTGTATGCGCCTCTGTGCGAATCCCTATACGCTACCAGTTGCTCGCCATTTTTCGCCTTCCAATCATTGGACCATGCGTTTTCTTTAGCGGTGTTCTTAACGTATCTATCTCGTCTTCGTCGTTGCGCGCACTCTTTGCAACGCGACTCGCGGCGGATTGAATCCTTACCATTCGACATGGTGTACGGATACCAGTAAAAACTTTCTGGAGTTTTTTGCTGACCGCATATTATACATGGCTTGTGTCGCGGCCTGCGTTTCACCTCACTCATCGACTACAGTCTCCTCTGCCTCCAGATCCCATGACTCAGTCGGAGCTGCGTCCGGCTCAGGAGCCAGGTCCGGCATAAAGGTGATCATCAACTCCGACACCCCTAACAGCGGAGTCTCAGTCAAAACTAATGTCCCGTTCTTCTCG